CCGGACTGTTACATCCCATAGAAGTTTTTGGGCTTCTATGCCACCAAAACACCCACCTATGGGTGCTGGTAACTTCTTTCTTCCCCTGGTTCAACCCGGGGGCATCAAGGAAGGAATAGGTCTCAGTCGTCAAAGTCAAACCGGATCCATGGGGTCTAAGGAACCTAAGTCCCTGTAGTGGTGGGATAAGGTTATCCGAACCACTCCATGAAATCAGTTTGGCGAGGGAGCAAGAATTCCCGTATCCTTTATAGGTACAGAATCTACCTTGCAAGCGGCCGCCCGAAAGGGCTCGAGCCGCTCGGTAGAAACCGAGGCCTTATGGGATATACGAGGACTCTTGTCCTCTCCGATAGTCGGCATATAAAGAAATTTAATGTCAAGAAACCTATTCATCATAACTAAGAAAATCTCAGCTATGACTTTTAGGGGACTTAACACAGATCTTTATATTAAACCCTACTTCGCCCTTCTCACTAAAATGTTGCGCCATAATGGTACAGTGTATACTGTAAAAGCATTGAAAACAATGCGATTACATTGTACAAGGTATCTTTGTGGAGCACCACTTTTGGTGAATAAGGAAGGAGTAGGGGTTGATAAGTCTGGATGACCAAAAGCTCTCCACTTCTTAAAACCTTTGCTCGATGAGGGGTTAATAGGTAAGAAATTTCTTCTTACTCTACTAACTCTCACTCGAACTTTGGATTTAAGAGATGGTGAGCAGGTTAAACCAAATTATAGTACTATAACAGATTTAGGACCCCCCAAGGAATACATAATTCCTCGGGGTGTAATCCGACAATTTGTTAAGTACCATAATCTTAATACAAAGAGACCAGAATTCAATGCAGAGGACATATGATTGAGTGTTAAGGGATCACCTACCGGAAAAGCAACGCTTTCCGCAGTAGTGTCCCTTTTCAATCTTTCATACGCCCAAATGCAGTGAATATATGATCTCACTTGTATTAAGGGTATAACTTGGTTTGATCAGTTCTACACATTGGCCTTTAACAAGGAACTGTGAAAAGTTTCTTGATTGAGAAAGAAAACAGCTACTCACGAGAGTGGGCAGCTGTCCTTTATCAAGGATCCAGAGTGTAAGTTAAGAATTATTGCGATGCTTGATTATACATCGCAATTATTCTTACGTCCTATCCATAATATCTTACTCAAACATTTGAGAAAGATACCAATGGACAGAACATACACTCAGGACCCTAAAGGTCCATGAGAAAGAAATGATCATTCCTTTTGGTCATTAGACTTGTCTGCCGCTACGGATCGTTTTCCTGTGAAACTGCAAATGAGAGTCATTGAAGAAATATTCAATGATTCCCGTTTTGCAGATTCATGAAGAAAACTGCTGACGGAAAGAAACTTTGCATCCCCGGATGGTCCAAAGCGTTATGCTGTGGGTCAACCGATGGGTGCCTATTCATCCTGAGCGGCCTTCACTCTTACACATCACTTAGTGGTATGGTATGCTGCTCAACTTGCCGGGTTAAACCCTCGGCAATTTGACCAGTATATCATTCTCGGTGACGACATTGTGATTAAACACGATGAAGTCGCTAAGAAATATCACTATGTGATGAGTAAGTTGGGGGTCGAACTATCTCCAGCAAAGTCACATATATCAAAAGATACGTATGAGTTTGCAAAGAGATGGTTACAGGATGGAAAAGAAATCACCGGGCTCCCTATGAGGGGGTTAGTTAAAGAAATAACTAATCCCTTCATAGTATATGTAATCCTATTTGATTGGTTTAAGATCAAAGGGAATACATACACCTGGGGAGGTGATTTGGTTTCCTTCTGTAAGTATCTCTATAAGGGATTGAAACTTTGGAATGGAAAGAAATATATCTTCCAATCTTTAAGATTCGTTCCCCGCCTAGAGAGGTTCGCTCTCGGACTTAACCTATCGTTTGGATTCGGAAGTTATGACCAGTGGCGTAATGCCATAGCCATAGCAACTGTTCCAAATGATAGTTATGTTGTACCCGGGCCAAGGGAGTCCGCCTCAGAAATGAGACGGATCCTCGGACTCGGGCTCCGAGAGGTGGTATCCAGCGGAATCCGTTCATCATTAACGATTTACGATACCTTGGTCGAGAAGTTACCCGACCTTGGTCTCGAAGATCGTAATGATTTAGGGAAACTGCCAATTTTCAGTGGTGTTTTAAACCACATACGTAAGCTTATGAAAGCAACAGAAGCTTGGGACACAGGAAATGTGCCTCTAGCTGATGTTGCTGATGAGCTTACAGTATTAGATATCGATTCAGTCTTTGCAAAGGAGCGACACAAAAGTCGCTCTCTTGCAAAGGTTGGAGAGATAGCTATGAAAGGACTGGCAGCTTTATGTAAACAGGACGACATCATGTACGGTTCCTCAAGAACTGAGTCAACGTACACGAGTGGTTCTGATATACATAAATCTGTCGAGGATACCTTAGCAGTAGTGCTTAAAGATCTAGAGACTATAGAGAAAGGAGAATGAAAGGCAAAGGTCTCAGCGGCCGATGCCTGGGCTAACTTTAAATGATAAAGTTAGACTTCTCCCTCTCTGTTTGTCTGAAGATAAATAAGCGTCATAACTTATCTATCAATTGAGATATTTACAAGCTAAAGGTATGGGTAAACCCAGCACTTGCAATATCAAAATTGATGAGATAAGTTATGGCTAATAAATAAGACTTCAGGCTTAATGCAGTAGTGAGCGTTCTAATGGTAGCGCTTGCTGCAGAATAGTGTAGTGAGGGTTCCCATGGTACCGCTTGCACTGCATGAAATCTTGTCCCCTATTAACTCCTTACAGAGAGTTATAGTGAGAGATGGCTAGACGTTACCCATAACGTCTAGGGGG